TGATCCATTCAACATGACAGGAGCGAGAGATGCAAATAAAGACAACAAGCGAAAGCACAAACGTGCTCGAAACGTTCAAAAGGCAGTGGCGGCTGCTTAAGCAACCATACCCTTGGAAAGACCCCAAGGTTATTGCCGAACGTCGGAGAATAGCCGCCCTTGATCGGGCAAGAATTGATCTTAGATTCGGATACCCCAACAATGTAAGTTCTAAAACTACTGAGGATTAAAAATCATGGCTACAAAGAAAGTAACAGAAAATACAATTCAAATCGTTGAGATGGAAACCCAGACGGTTACGTTCCATGTACTAGGAACTACACCGATGATCTGTAACCGTATGCCAGAGAAGGCATGGCAACAACTGCTTCTTCCTTCCGGTCGCAAGACTTCTGCTGAGAAAGCAGGGTCAATGAAGCACGATCCGTTGGTTGAGTATCGGTCCTCACCGTACCGTATGCCGCAAGGCGATCATGCAACAGAGCTATCTGTATTGGCTACGCAGTTCAAGGGCGCACTACGAAATGCGGCACTAGATATGCCTGGGGCTAAGAAGTCACAGATAGGTCGCCTGACAACAGTTGAGAACGAACGTCTTGAGTTATTCGGTATACCTAAGATCTTCTCAAGCATTACTCGGTCGGCAGACATTAACAAGACACCTGATGTACGTACCCGTGCCATCGTTCCGAAGTGGGCATGTAAGGTTGATATTACTTATGTGCGTCCGGTTCTGAACCATACAGTTATCTCTAACCTCTTCGCTACAGCAGGTATCACGATGGGCGTTGGTGATTGGAGACCTGAGAAAGGTTCGGGCAACTACGGTCGTTGGAAGATTGTTGATGCCGATGATCCTGAGTTCTTAGAAGTAATTAAGACAGGTGGTAAAGCAGCGCAACTCGAAGCACTGGAAAACCCAGAGGCTTATGACGATGAAACTGAAGAGTTGCTTTCATGGTTCGACGCAGAAACCAAGCGTCGTGGTTTCAAGGTTGCTTAAGGAGATAAATATGGACAGAGCCGCAATAGCTAAAAGATTGGAAGAGATTGCGGCCCTCCACGGAGGGCTGCTTACACCAGACATCGTAGTGGCAGATGCTAAAGACCCATCGAGTCCTTTGCATACTTACTTTGACTGGAACCTTAGCAGTGCAGCACATAAGCACTGGATTGATACCGCACGTAATCTAATTGCTTCTGTGCGCGTGGTTGTAACCACAGAGAAAGTTGTTATCAAAGCACCTTTCTATCTGCGCGACCCAAGCAAGAAAGGTAACGAGCAAGGCTACACCACACTCACCAAGGTACGTAGCGATAAAGATTTGTCGAGGGAAGTTATCAATAATGAAGTTGCACTCATTGTTGGTGCGTTACGAAGAGCAAAGAACGTAGCGCAAGCACTTGACATGGTGGATGAGATGGAGAGTCTGCTGAGTCAGGTCTTAGCACTAAGAAGTAAGGTGGAGACTTAGGCAGGTATTGCAAGGTGGGGTCGGGACTGACGCGGTTGGGTTCGGCACGGCAGGTCGGGTCGGGATAGGTGCGGTGCGGTTCGGCACGGAGAGGCTTGGCAGGCATGGTTCGGTGCGGTGCGGCTTGATAAGACGCGGTTCGGTCAGGTTTGATATGGCAGGCTAGGTAAGGTTCGATTCGATTTGGTTTTATGCGGTTTGTTAGGGCAGGCGTGGTTGGTTCGGTGCGATATGGTTAGGACCGGTTGGGTTTTTTCCGGCAGGCTAGGTGAGGTCGGGATAGGTGTTGTATGTAAGGTCTTATCAGGCAGGCTCGGTAGGGCGGGGTACGGTCGGATTGGGTTCGGCGTGATTTAACGCGGTTTGGCGTGGCAGGCTAGGTTTCATAAATTGCGGTTTGATAAGTTGCGTTTCGTTTTGGCAGGCACGGTTCGGTTCGGTAGGTTGCATTTGGGTATGGTTCGGTGCGGTTCGTTTTGGCAGGTGTGGCGAGTGAGGTCGGTCACGGCATGGTCGGGCTTTTCAGGCAGGCGCGGTGTGAGAAGGTGAGGCTCGTTCTGGTTAGGTGCGGCATTGTAAGGTCGGGCAGGCACGGTAGGTTTACGTGTGGTTAGGTTCGGTTCGGTGAATTGAGTTTTGATGAGGCAGGTCAGGCGTGGTGTGGTGTTACGAGGTATGGTGGGGCGGTTTTAGGCAGGTGCGGTGTATTCAGGTTAGATGGGGCATGGCGGGGCGAACTTAGGCAGGCTAGGTATGGTCACATATGGACAGGTGAGATAAGTTTTGGTCAGGCAGGCAAGTTAATAAAGGAAAAACTATGAGTATGATGAATTTAAACAAACCAGCAGAAACGGAAACTCAACCTATATTTGTTCTACACAATATTCCCTTTTATCCACACTACAGCGACAAACATAAATGGGTTGGGCCTGGGCACTGGACAAAGCGCAAGGAATACACCACGACCGAGTTGGTTGCACTAGGGGCACGTCTTTCGACGATGCAATTATGGAAAAGATCATGGACGAATGAGGTGAAAGGATGGAAGATTTTATAATTTGGGGTGGGTTTTTAGCTGGCTTCATAGTCGGTGTACTTAGAGGCAGACGAAGCATTGTGCAAGAAGCACAAATACTAGTAGCAAACGCAATCATGGAGGTAAGAAACTATGAACGATCCCGTAAACCATCCTAAGCATTACACCGAGCACCCTAGCGGTGTCGAGTGTATAGAGATTACCGAACACATGAATTTCTGTGTAGGGAATGCTATTAAATATTTGTGGCGAGCTGGCCTGAAGGGTGAGCAGGTTGAGGACTTGCGTAAGGCTCGGTGGTATATCGACCGTGAGATTGCACGGATACTGAACAACGCAGACGAACCTCCCTTTATGAAGAGGGGTAAGGAATGAAACGCGCTGCTGAGTTTTACTGGGCGGGGAATATGCAAGCGTTTGAGGTATCCATCTGCGGGGCAGCACCTAAAGCTATTCATGCAGGACGTGTACTTTCAGACGCGGTAGTTACCACAGGGCGTTTTCGTGAAGGTGTTGCCGTTAAACGCGAAGAAGTAGTAAGCAACGAAATGCAAACTGTCTTTTTAGAATTTGATTTTTGGAGAACAACTATGGAACTTATGACTATTGCACATGAAGCCACCAACCGTGTGGAAGCGGAACTCAAGCGCGTCAGAGAGGCAGTGATGTCTTTCAGAGAAACCACTAAAAACGATCTTGCTTCGTTAAAAGCATCTTCAGATCGAGTGCAGACTGAAACAATGAAGATGACCAAACAATATAAAGAAGCTGTGGACATCTTGACTAGCCCAGCGTTTGTGCAAGCGATTGAAAATGCAGAACGCTTAGCAACAGCCCTCACCGCTATTCAAAACTTAAATCAAACCAAACTAAGCTTTGCCGTATTTGGAGAACAGCCCCATGAGTCCTGACTATAAGTTCGCCATGCTTGCTGCATGGCTTGAAGGTTACGCCGAGGGCTTGCCTGATTACTGCACTACCGAGAAGTTCAAGATAAAGGAGGCAGCAGAACTGCTGATGGAAGTGTACGAACAACGCATGAAGGAGAAGGACGAATGGAAACAACATGCGGGGGATAGAGCATGAGCAAGATTATTAAGTTCACAGGTATAACAAAATTAGATTTACCAGTAGACAGGGTACTTGATGCGGCAAAAGAAACTCTTGATGGCGTAGTCATCATGGGCTACACGACAGACGGGGAAGAATATTTTGCGTCAACCTACGCCGATGGCAGCACGGTGCTGTGGCTAGCGGAACGCATGAAGAAGATGTTATTGGAGGTGGAAGCATGAGCAGAGAAGATATGAAACAACCTGAAGCCTTGTGGCTGGCTGATGCTTTGGATGACGAGTTCACGCAAGGCAGAATCAGTAACCACAACGGGCGCAAAGCCGCCACCGAACTGCGCCGATTGCATGAGGTGAATCAGGATCTGCTGAAGGCACTCAACACGATCCTCAACATATGCTTGCTAGATAACGGGCACTGGTCCAAGACGATAGAACGCGAGGCTCATGAAGCCATCGCTAAAGCAACAGGGGAGAAAGCATGAGCAGAGAAGCTATGCAGATGGCGCTGGAGGCAAAGTCTCTCGCTGGCATTTTGCTGCGAGAACACGACAACGTCGAGCAAGCCATCAACTATGCCGAGCGCATGGCGCAACGCTGCGCGGATTCACGCAGCCTGATGGCTATGGAATACCAAGACGCCGCCAAGGAGTTGAAAGCATGGAAGCAAAGCAAACCCCTTTGATTGAACTGTTGGAGCAAGTGCCGCACGACGCACGGGTGGTCGTTGAGCATGACCAATTCAGCAGCAGTTCACATCCGGTTGGCCGTCTTTGCCACGAAGCCGCTGCCGCCCTACGCGCAAGGCTGGCGCAGACGGAGATGAAGCCCTGTGCCGGACGCAACTGCGGCAGCACTAACCCCAATCTGCACTCGGCTGAGTGCTTCGAGGACTACGAGAAATCAACGGGGATGAACCAGTGGCAGGGGCTGACGGATCAGGAAATAAACAGTGTTTGCTACAGGCGAGATTGGACTGCGCCTTGGACTAACACGAGTTTTGCAAGAGCCATTGAAGCCAAGCTAAAGGAGAAGAACACATGAAAACCAAACAAGAAATTAAAGAAGAAATCATTGAGTTGTATGCCGCACAAAAAGCATACTCTGAAATTGTGGAATTTGCTCACAAACAACAGGTGGATTCGATGAAAAAAATGATGGCATTGAATCAAATGTTGAAAGACATGGATGACGAGGAGAAGAATCATGACTAAAGAAGACATCATCCGCATGGCGCGGGAGGCTGGACTTGACCCTGATCTGTGGAATTACACCGATGCGTTTGAACGTTTTGCCGCCCTTGTCGCCGCAGCCGAGCGCGAGGCGTGTGCGAAGGAGTGTTATGACGTGGAACTACGGTTTACACAACTGTGTAACAAATATTTTTATGAGTTTGATGCAGGTGGCGCAGACGCAGCCAAACAATGCGCCGCCGCTATCAGAGCAAGGGGTGAGACATGAATAGAGAAGACATCATCCGCATGGCTAGAGAAGCAGGGCTTGCTGATTCCAACGGGGTTGTTCATGCTTTTTATCAGCTTGAATACTTTGCATATCTTGTTGCCGAGCATGAGCGCGAAGCTATATGGAACTTGCTGTTTGAGTACGCAGGTAGAGATGATTTATCTGATTCAGATCAATCGCTGCTTAAACATTTATTAGATCTCATCGCAGCAAGGTGGCAAGAATGGAGTAACAAAGAAGGAGAAGAATCATGGATAGAGAAGAAATAATCCGCATGGCGCGGGAGGTAGGTATTGAGTTTGATCCGCGATGGGGGACTTGCTACACGGGAAATGTTCAACTTGAACGCTTCGCTGCCTTGGTTGCTGCCGCCGAGCGTAGGGCGTGTGCGGAGGCGTGTGAAGAAGTTGAATCACGAGCCGAAGAACTTTGGGACAAGTTTGCATATCCAGAAGATCAAGGAATGGCAAGCGGTGCAAGACAGTGCGCCACCGCCATACGAGCAAGGGGAAACACATGAACATAGAAGACATCATCCGCATGGCACGAGAGGCTGGATTGGCTTACGGATCTGACGAAAAGCCATTAGGTTCTGTAACACGCTTCGCCGCCCTTGTTGCTACTGCCGAGCGAAACAAGCTGGCCGCATGGATGATGCGACAAGGCTACGCAACAGGGCACGGTGACACGATTGAAGATCTTTTGAAAGAACTGGAATGGCAGATTCGGGAGCAAGAGCGTGAGGCGTGTGCGAAGTTGTGTTTAGAAGAAGCGAATGAGGCTTACCACCAAGAAGCGTTTTATCTACCACGAGGCAATCAAGGGCTACTGCGTATTGCTGAAGGTGCTAAACGGTGCGCCGAAGCAATCAGAGCAAGGGGTGAGCAATGAACCCATCAGACATGATCGCAACGCTTGAAATGATTGGTTGGAGTCGCAGAGGGATTGCGCGATATGTCGGCGTTGGAACACCAGCAATTAGCCGAATTGCTACTGATCAATGTTCCAACCCACGCTACAAGACGATGGACAGGTTGCGTGAACTGATCGCGTCACCGACGCCGATTAACAGAGCGAGGGGTGAGCAATGAGCATTCACAAACTGAGAGTGCAAGCCAAGATAGACCGCGGTCAGGCTTGTTTGAAGTACATGAAAACCAGAACGTCGCCGGTTACGCTGAAGGACCTTGCTAGTAAGTTGGGCGTGACGACAAAATCAATCTCAAACTCACTCATGCCTCTGTTGGAAGAAGGATTGATTGTGCGTGAGCGCGAATTCCGACAGTCATCGGTCTGCAAGAAATTGGGTTGGGCCTACGTCTATTACGATGCAGAAAAGCAAAACAAGATGAAGAAGGTTAAGCCATTCAAGATCAATTACCACGACCCGTTTAACATGGCTACAAGGGCATGAAGGATTACTTGGCCGGCGAAGCAGTGTGGCGGCTACCAGAGGATCACCCACCGCCCTTGGGCGTCAAGATGCTGTTACTCAACAGCGGCGGTGTTTGTGTGATGGGAACCTGGGCTGACTGGGCTGTGGCCTGGGCACCGCTGCCACGCATACCTGACAACATTAAACAGAGACTAATACGACATGGACATTTATCTGGATGCGATGCGCTACCGCATGCTGCGTCAACTCGTGGACTACCCGGAGCAAATGGATGAAGACCTTGACATCGCTTTACGACAAGCAGCTAGCGATTATCAGACGCCTGCACGATACGATGCAGAATCAAATGAAAACCGATGCAGCACTTGCCGATCAGCTTTTGCATGATCTGGCATGGAACGTACTAGAACTCAGGAAGACGCTTCACGATGCTATGCCCACATTGCGCAGACCCGTCAGGACGGTCAGGCCGGACAATCGTCCTTGAAACCAGAAGTTTTTGGGAACCCAACAAATATTATTTCTATTTAGAACGACGACGCGAATGCAAAAGATGCCACGCCCGATTTACGACAACCGAGAAGTCACCATCGGCTCGACAACGCTTAGCCTTAAAGAGTGGGCCAAGCGCTCAAGAATCAGCTTCTACACCCTCCGATGGAGGGTCAATCAAGGATGGCCCGTAGAGCGTTTATTTCAGCCGGTAAAGGGCGTTCGCGCTGGCAAGAAGGTCTGTAGTGCTTGCAAGGAAACAAAGCCTACAGAAGCCTTCTACGCTCGTTCTCGCTGGGGTTTGTACTCAGAGTGCAAGGAGTGTCATAAAAGGCGTTACTGATACCTTTTTCTGTAAAGGGATGGCATGGCTTCTTGTTGCATACCCATTTGCTCAAGGCCTTGCTTTTCCATCTCGCGCTCTTTAGCCTTTTCATATAACCGCAACGCTATAGGCGAGACTACAGCAGTCGCTGCACCGATGGCTCTCACGGGCGCTGACAAGGGCATGATGGCTGCTAACCCTCCAAGCGCTCCCATTCCAGCTACTGCGGCCTCGGGAAGCTTTCCTTTCATGCCATATTCAAGCGCTTGAGTACCCGACTCGGCTGCGCCTAAACCGCCTATGGCACCAGAAACGATAGGCGAGCGAAAAGGTGCCAATGCACCACGACCCATCGCCCTGCCAACATTAGCCGTCGTCTGTTGGGTGCGCTGCATCAAGGAAGGTTTTGGTGGCGGCGTTGTTCCTTGCGGCGGAGGAATGTCTGCATAAACCTGACTAGATGGAAGCAACACACCCGATGGTGTAGCGGTTAAACCCGGAGCCTTGGCCAGCACTGACTTAGCATCGCCTGTAATAACACCTCGCTGCTGCAACTGCTTCATTAATCCTTCTTGCTCTTTAGCGGCTGCAGACTGTTGAGATGTTCCTGTTTGATAAGTTGTCTGCCGTGCCCGTCCAGTAGCACCGGCATCCGTGGTGCCTTGCATCTGCCGGGTGTGCATCGGGTCAGTAGGAATCGGCTCAGGAGGCACTCCAAGACCTGATCTTGCAGCAGCAGCCTGCGCTGCTAATTCGTGGCGACGATCACGGAACATTTGCATCGCATCAGAGCCAACATCAAGCACTTTGCTACCCACTGCGCCTGCACCTGCGCCATAAAGATCAAACAGCAATTGTTTTTTGAGTTCAGGGTCGGATAAAGCTTGTTTAAATTGCTCTTCCAAAGGCAATTGCTTTTGCTTTAGTTCTTCTGATTGCGTTGGCGGCTCCTCTTTTGCAGGCATTTCTGTAAAGCCACCAAAGCCTTGAATCTTGCGCAAATAATCTGCTGTCGTTCCAGGCAACTTTGCGTTTTCTTTGCCTACAAGAATGGGCGTATCAGGGCCAGCGTTATAAGCGGTAGCCGCAGCCCAAGGATCATTGTCAAAAGCATCCAAGTGACGCTTAAGAATGTCTAAGCCAATCTCTATATTTCGGCTTTCATCAAGCAAATCTTTCGGGTTGTAGCCATATTGCTTGGCCGTGCCTGGGCGCACTTGCATGATCCCTATCTCATCTAATGAGCCAGGCTTATTCGTGAACTTGTTTTCTGTCCATGCCAGAGCAATAGCAAACCGTGGATTGATGCCACGCTTAGTCGCTTCTTCAATGATCTTTTCTGC